AGCGCCGATTTCCACGAGGGATTGTCATGACCAAGCAGAATTTACACACGCGTTGCAAATCGGAGAATGCCTATGATAGATATTAGGAAAGATAGGTTAGGGCAGCTGAAGGATCTACTGGAAACGCTGGCGGATAAGATAAACGAAGATCCAGGCGCGAGAGATATGGCTCAGCTGGCGAAGCAGTACAGAGAAACACTGAAGGAAATTGAAGAACTGGAGGGTAACGATGGCGCGGAAGACGAAATCGGAAAGCTCCTTAGCGAATAGGTTCGGTTCTCAGGAGCCGACAGTAAGGATAGCTCCTAAGTATGATGCTACAGAATTGAGAGCGGTCAGGCTATTAAAGGCAGGTGGACTCCTCTTAGATCCGTGGCAGAGCGACATTCTGGATGATTGGATGGCATATAATGCTGGTGGAAAGTGGGTAAGCAAGACCTGCGGCGGCTCTGTTCCGAGACAGAACGGCAAGTCTCTCCTCGTACAAGGCAGAGCAGATGTTGGAATGCTGACCAGAGACGAGAGAGTAATCTATACGGCACATCTCCAGAAGACAGCTACGGAGACATTTGAAGAAATGGCAGCCTTTTTTGATCAGGACTGCTTTAAAAAATATTTGAAGGATATTAAGACTGCGATAGGCAGGGAGCAGATCATATTGAAGTCTGGAGCCAAGATTAAGTTTTTAGCCCGGACAAGAAATGGCGGACGAGGCCAGCACGGAGACTTGTTGATTTTCGATGAAGCACAAGAGCTTGACGATAATCAGCAGTCTTCTTTTATTCCTGCAATATCCGCAAGTCTTAATCCCCAGACTATCTATGTTGGAACTCCTCCGGATGATCCGACCACTGGAACAGTCTTCAGAAAGATTCGACAGGATGCGATTGATGGAAAGACAAAATCAACCTCGTGGTTCGAGTATTCCATACCGAAGATTGTGAACGTCGGAGATCCGGACCTGTGGTTTGCTACAAATCCCGCTTTAGGGCGAAGGATTCAGCTGACAACAGTGGAAAGTGAGCTGGAACAGATGGCTGAAGACACGTTCGCAAGAGAACGACTCGGCTATTGGAGTCCGATTATCATTCAGCATCTCGATTATGCTATTGATTCAAGAGTCTGGGACGCATGCCGAAGTGATGAACTAAAGCCAGAAGGCAAAACGGCTTACGGAATAAAATTCAGTGCTGACGGCTCAGAGGTCTGCTTATGTGGAGCGGTCATTCCGCAGGAGGGAGTTCCAAGAATATCCCTTATTGAGAGACGGCCTACTGGTCTTGGCACTCAATGGCTTGCCGACTGGCTTAAGGTGAGATATGACAAGGCCTGCTGCGTGGTCATAGACGGGCGCAACGGCGTTGATGTATTGATAGATAAGATAGTTGATGTTTGGAAGTACAAGGGCTCTGTGATAAGGCCTACAGCGAAGGATATGATCGCGGCGGTAAGCCTTCTGATGGATTCTTTGAGTGAACAAACAGTAAGCTGGTATTCCGGACAAACAGATCTGCGAGACAGTGCCACAGCGTCGACCAGAAGAGCAATTAGCGGCGGTTGGGGGTTCGGCGGTGAAAATTCCTCTCCAATTGAGGCTTGCGCTCTGGCCCTGTGGGGCTGTAAGAACTCCAAGAGGAATCCAGGCAAGAAGATGAGAATCGGTTAAGGAGAAAGAGATGCTAACGTTATCAGCAACAAATATTAAGAACTTCCCACTGAGCGAAGTCGACAAGCTGACGCAGTTGTTAAACAACTATAACTCGCACATGTACAAGAATCAGCAGAAGGACAAGTATTATGAGGGTAATATATCTCTCGGCTCTGTTAATCTTGGAATTGCTCTCCCTGAGACGCTGAGAGGACTGGAAATAGGCTGCTCTTGGGGCGCTAAAACGGTCGACGTGCTGGCTGCAAGGTCTATGTTCGATGGATTCGTTGGAGCTAACGGAAATGAAATCGAGGACGTTGACAGGATGGCGTTTAATAACAACCTCGTTGCTGAGTACGAAAAGGCCTGCAGAGACGAGCTGAAATACGGATGCACATTCGCAACGCTTTCCAAGGACGAAAAGTATGGAGCCAAAATCAGATTTCATAGTCCTCAGACAGCTTCGGCACTCTGGGACGGAGAAAAAGGACGAATCAGCTGTGGATTTGCCATAATTGATTCAGTTCCGGACAATGATTCTAATACGACATGGACTCCATCACTTATAAATTATTATACAGAAGATGCTGTCTACGTTTTGAACAACGATGGCAATGGTTGGACATCCCAGAGATACCCTCACAAGATGGGCAGACCGCTCATGGAGCCTCTTATTTGGAACGCAACGAGCAATAAGCCATTTGGTCGTTCAAGAATAAAAGAGCCCGTCAGAAGGCTTATAGACGGGTATGTGAGGACAATAGCGAACGCTACTATCGGTCTTGAGTTTGCAACAAGTCCGCAGAAGTATCTGCTTGGAATAACTGATGAACAGTATGACGCGGTTATCAACCAGAAGTTCAGACAGTATGTTGGATCTATAATCGCATCGACAAACAATCCGGAGACTGGTGAGAAGCCTACCTTCGGTCAGCTGATGCAGGGTTCCATCACTCCACACGTTGAGATGATCCGAGTTCTGGCAACGCAGTTCTCGGCAGCAACAGGTTTGTCAGTGACTGATACAGGAGTTGTCAATGACGCTAATCCTACTTCTTCTGATGCCATTCTTGCTCAGTCACAGACACTTGTTGCCATGGCAGAACAGCTGAACACTGGAAATGGTACAGCGCTCAGGACAATTGCTTTAATGGCAATCGCAATTGAAAACAATACATCCCTCGATGCACTTTCGGATGAGCAGAAGGATATTCTGGCTCATTTCAAGAATCCGGCAATGCCGAGCGTGGCTATGACAACCGATGCAGCCATTAAGATCGCGTCAGTTCGTGAAAGTTTCGCTCTTACAGATACCTTCTTGGAAATGATCGGATTCGATAAGGCCGAAATCCGAAGGATTAAAGCTCAGGAAGCACAGAGCAGAGGGCTTGATCTGTTAGGAGAGTTGGGAATAGATGAAACTATCGAGTAAGCAGTGGAAAAAATATCAACAGGCTATGGCTGGACTAAGCGCAAGAGCCACAAATGAGATGGCAAAATGGATTGCGGCGAACGGCGGTTATCAAATGATCCAGTTTGAAGCGGCAATTGCTAAAGCCTATGCTATCACCACGAAATACGGCGAAGCATCCGCAGCACTTTCGGCTCTGATGTACGATACAGTTGCAGAGTTAAGTGGAGCGACTGTTCCTGTGGCGCAGGTAGCCCAGACAGCGACTATCGGAGAGGTTTCAAAGGCCATCTATGGTGCCTCATCCTTCTCCCAGAGTGATGATTATATCTCTGGAGTAGTTGGAAGGCTTGTTAAGCAAGCTGGAGCTGATACAACGCTTCAAAATGCCCGAAGAGATGGCGCTGAATTTGCTTGGATAGCTGTTGGAGAGACCTGTGCATATTGTCAGTTGCTTTCGGCTATGGGATGGCAGCGCGCTTCGGCAAAAACCATAAAGGGCGATCATGCTGATCACATCCATGCGAATTGTGACTGCCAATTTGCTATCAGATTTGACCATGAATCATCTATCCAAGGTTATAAACCGGACAGAAGCCTGTATGATGACACTGAAGGCTATTCCATAGAGGAAAAGGCCAACACAATACGGCGTAAGAATTACGCCAGAAATAAAGATAAGATAAATCAGCAGAAGCGAATTGCTTATGCAAAACGCACAGAGGAGCTGAACAGCTCTGAAGCTGAAGAATCTGATATTAATTAGCACCTTCGGGTGCTTTTTAAATAGAACCTAACACGCCTCTCAACGATGTGGACCACGTTAGGTCGCATAATTTGGCAACGCGTGCCATTAAAACGCGGATATTACTCGGAAGGAGGATTACAGCATGGAAGAGACTAAGACCACAGAGGTGGGAACAAATCAGAATACTCAGATTGAGGAACAGAAGACCTTTACTCAGGAGGAAGTTAACCGAATAGTACAGGAAAGAGTCTTCAAAGAGAGATCCAAATTCGAAGGATTCGAGGATCTGAAAGCAAAAGCAGCCAAGTATGACGAGATGGAAGAGGCTTCCAAGACAGAGCTTCAGAAAGCAACGGAGAGAGCCGAGAAGCTTGAAGCGGAGCTGAAGGGCATTAAGGCCGAACAGGAGATAAGAGCCATCAAGGACAGAGTTTCTGCAGAAACAGGCGTTCCTGTTAACCTTCTCACTGGAAATACTGAGGAAGACTGCAAGAGTCAGGCCGAAGCAATCCTTGGATTTGCGAATGTAAATGGCTATCCTCAGTTGAAGGATGGCGGCGAAGTAACAAAAGTAAGTAAACCAACAACCCGACAGCAGTTTGCTGAATGGGCAGAAAAGAACCTATAAGGAGGAAAACAATATGGCAGTTGTAGGCAACCCAACAAACAGAACATCAATCGACCTTCCTGTTGACGTATCGAGAGAGATTATCGCAAAGACACAGGAAGCATCAAAGGTAATGCAGTTAGCAAGACAGATAGAGCTTCCGGGAAGAGGAGCGGCTATCAATGTTATCACAAGTGATCCAGAAGCGGCTTGGGTTGGAGAGACAGCGAAGAAGCCTGTATCTAATCCGGGACTTGCTACTAAGGTAATGAGAGCTTATAAGCTTGCAGTTATCGTTCCGTTCTCAAACGAGTTCAGACGTGACGTAGCAGCTCTCTATGATGCTTGCATCAACAGACTTCCCGGCGCTCTCGGTAGTAAATTCGATAACACAGTATTCGGCGGCACACAGGCACCGGGCTCAGACTTCGACACTTTCGCAAATGTAACAGCACAGGAGATCAAGACCAATACATATGACGGACTTGTTGCGGCAGATACGGATATCGCAACACACGGCGGTATCGTTAACGGCTATGTAATCAGCCCACAGGGAAGAGGAATCCTTCTCGGAGCAAAGGACGGAGACGAAAGACCGATCTTTATCAACTCTGTTGCTGAAGGTGCTATCCCGATGATTCTCGGAGCAAGAGTTGAGCAGTCAAAGGCGGCTTATATTCCGGGCAACGCTTCCGCATCACCTGCTGTTCCGGCAAAGGTAGGATTTGTCGGTGATTGGACACAGGCAATGTACGGAACAGTTGAGGGAGTTGTTATTGACTTCTCAAGTGATGCTACACTCGATCTTGGAGAAGGTGAGACAATCAACCTCTTCCAGCAGAATATGTTTGCAGTAAGAGCAGAAATCGAAGTCGGATTCCGTGCTGACACTTCTGTATTTAACGCTCTTACAGCGGCTAATTGATGATTAAATTCATCAACGCTTCTACCGGCACGACAATGTGGGTAGCGGATGAGAGGAAACAGGAATATCTTGAGGCAGGTCACAAGCTTGCCTCAGTTCCTTCCTCAATAAAGCCTACTAAGACCGAAGAGAAGAAGGAAATACCAAAGACTAAGAAAAAGTGAGGTGAATGTGATGGCTTATGCAACAGTAGCAGACGTACAGGCTCGGATGGTCAGAACACTTTCCGAGGGTGAAGAGGCAGTCTGCACAAATCTCTTGGATGATGCAGCAGTCATTA